CGAGTACCCCTGTGGGACTGCTGCCGACCTGATGCCACGCTGCTGGCCGGCAGGCACGACCCTCCAGACGGGGGTCATCGCCACGGCTGTGTGACCTGAACCGGCCCCCTCTTGCGGGGGGGCCGGGGGTCCTTTCCACCACCGTGTTGATGTAGCACAAGGGGGAGGGCGCTCGGCGGGGCTTCGCCGGCGTCTAGGTTCGGCATCGACTAGGTTCAAGGATAACCAGGGGTGTTTGGTTGGAATGTTCGATCTAAATAACAGATAGAAACTATCTCTAAGAAACTCCCGATAAACCCTTGACAGGGGCATGAAAAGGATGATACGGTTTGTTCATGGAACAAAACAGCAAACCCATCATGAATACCCACGACGTGCCGAACGGACGCATTAGCGTCTACTTCTCCAACGACGAGGATCGGTACACGACCTTCTGCGATCACGGCGCTACTACGGCGGGAGTCTCCTACATCGGAGTCCACTCCACCGGTGCCACGCACGTTCATTGGGCGAAGGGCGTCTACTCCTACGAGGGTGGCGACGCACTCGCCATCGTGGCGACGTTCGCCGGAACGCTCTCAATGGGCAAGACGGCCAACTTCATCAAGGCGACCAGCACGCTGGTTCGCATGACCCCGTTCAACGAGGACGGCGACTTGGACCTCACCGGGACGAAGGAGTACCCGGTGGCTGCCTGACCCGCACGGCCCCCCGCTCCGGCGGGGGTGCCTGATCCGCACGGCCCCCCGCTCCGGTGGGGGGTTACCGGTCGTTTTGGCCCCAAATCGCCCCCGCAGTGCGCGAGCCCCGCACAGTAAAGGCGTAGGCCAGAAAGTAAAGGTTGCCCCCGGGCAGACATACGGGAAGGGTGCAGACAGGTAACAACACGGCTGTGTGAGGGGAGGGCGCTCAGCGGGGCTTCGCCGGCGTCCAGGTTCGGCACCCATGTTCACCTGTTGCGGATATTGACAGACTTCATCATATAGCGCAACAACACACACGTTTTGCCCCCACGCGAGCGCGCGCCGGCGAGCCCCGCCGATCGTTGTGGATTGTTTGGATAATCACTTGACAGGCACCCGTGGGGCGACTAAAGTAGGGGTATGGAAACGACAGTAACCATCAACAAAGGTGACACAGTAACCATCAACAAAGGTGACAGAGTGCGACTAATCAGCACGACGGATCGCTACACCAAACTGCTCCACGGTGACCTTGGGACGGTGCGACGCATCGACGACTTCGGCACCGTTCACATCAACTGGGATTGCGGCTCACGCTTGGGCCTAGTCCCCGGTGAGGATTCATGGGTGATCCTGTGATCGCCTTCATCTGCTTTACCGAACCCGACGACAAGCATTCGTGGGGTGTCTGATGGACATCAAGGTGCGCGGCGCTTACCACCGAGCCAAGAAGATCCTGAAAGGTCCCGGCAAGAAGCGAAAGAAGAAGAAGGCATGGTGGAAGTAATCGACTTCAACGGCTTCCTGCGCTGGTGCGCAAAGCCACACGAGGGACTGCCTTGGCTGAAACCACGCTACGGACAGGCGTTCTTCAACAACCTGTCGTCGGCGAAACCGGGGCTCGCGGAGCGTCTGCGCGGCCACACCCTTGACCCGTTCCACTTTGAGGAAGTCCGACCGGAAGTTCTGGCGTGGGTGGAGCGCAACTGGAATACACCCGATTCTGACGTACAACCTCTTGACATCGACGAGGGACTGGAGTAGGATGCAGGTATGAGACTAATGCAAGCAATGCGTGACAAGATCGACATGTACGATCGTTGTATCCTCGCTCTGGGGCACGAGTCCGAACCGGATACTCCGGTGGGGGACATGGTCTACTTCCTAGAGGAAGAGCGCAACCGCGTCCGCAGCGAACTCAAGGAACTTGAGGACGGGACGCACGAACTGTTCGGATCAGTCGATCCCCGCCTGTTTAATCTGGGCGACATGAGCAATGCTGACATTGCGACCATGGTCTTGGACATGAAGGACTGATCCTTTCCGCCACCGTGTGAATGTTGCCGTGTAATGGCGACTCCATGCGGGGCCTGGCCGGCCAACGTTCACGCGACCTCCATACACCGATCGCCGGCTTCGCCTTCGTTCTGAATGTTCGACTTGAGAAATCCCTTGACAACTTCTTGACGGTCGAGTAAGATGTAGGGAGGAAGCCCCGTGACAACCGTGTGAATGTTGCCGTGTAATGGCGACTCCATGCGGGGCCTGGCCGGCCAACGTTCACGCGACCTCCATACACCGATCGCCGGCTTCGCCTTCGTTCTGAATGTTCGACTTGACAATCTCTTGACGGTTAACTAGACTGGGGGCACACCAACTGAGAGGAACAAGTGATGACCGACCTCACCACCACCACCTGCTGGACCTACAACCGCATCACCGTCGAGGATGACCTCGGCAACGGTTACGTCAATAGGGAGTCCTACTACGAAATGAAAACCGACGGCGGTGCCTACAAGGTCAAGATCGAAAAGTTGGTAGGTGTCGGCGGGTCGATCAGCCTTTACGGATGGTTCGTTTGGATCACACACCACGAGAACAGCGCCGACGTTGAGGTCTACACCAACTTCCGTAGTGCATGGTCCAGCGGATTCGGGACGCTGAAAGAGGCCAAGAGGTTCGGCACCAACTGGGTTCACGAGGCCATCCAACTGGATGCCAAGTGATGACCGACCTCACCACCAACCCTTACGCCAACCGGCTCGGCCTTGACATCGAAGGCAGCGGCTACGACTGGGCGACTCACGAAGGCGTTAAAGTGATCGGTGACTTCCACCATTACAGCATGATCGGGATCGTCTGGCCCCCGGAGTCACAGCCTGTACCTTGTGAACATCACCCGTATGTACAAGGTGCGCCTTGTAGTTGCGGCGGCGACGGGCTGACGCAATGATCGTTACTAAGCGGCATGACCTACAACTTAACTAGGAATCAACCAGCAAAGATGAACAACCAGCCGACTTGCACGATCTGCAGAGGGACCGGACCCGGCTACGAGTTCCCCCTCTGGCCCAAGTGCACGGACAAGGCGTTCGGCACGATCTGCGCCGAGTGCGACCACGAACGGTCGAACGAGTACAACATGGCTTGACAAGCCGAGGCCAACGTGCTGCAGTTCTCCTAGAACGAAAAGCGAAGCCCCCGCTCCGGCGGGGGCCTTCGTCGTTTTGCGCCCAAATCGTGCTGCGCTCGAGAAAGCCCCGCACCGGGTAGGCTGCACGCGTGCCCCTCCCCCCGCTTCACTCGTGCCACTACTGCAAAGACGAGATCAACCTGAACTCCACGCTTGTATTGAAACTGGTAACTGGCTGGGTTTCGGGGCCTACGGGCAAGACGGTGAAGGAGCAAGTCCAAGACCACTACAAGTACTGCCACGAATGGTGCTTGCCCAAGAAAGAGAAGGACGCAACGCTGCCGATGTTCTAAAAGACTTGACAACCTTCACGAAGTGGGAGAGGTCAGCCACGAGCCCCGCCTAACGGGGGTAGTCGTTCCACTGGTAGACAGTGCCGTGTGTGTTGCCGATGGACTTCTCGTCGGGGTCCGACAAGGCGAGTCGCATGTCGGCGATCTTGTGGTTCAGATTTTCGATTTCTCGAATGATCGCTTCCACATCGCGCGTGTTCTTCGCAATCTTGTGGGCAAGAAGGTCATCACGTTGTTCGTCCATGCCCAACGATACTGCTAGTTGTGCGGGGCCTCAGAGCACACACGCAGTTCAGCAAAGAGAAAAGCCCCCCAGCGCACCGAGGGGGGCCTTTCACTCCGAGGGCTAAGAGTCGGGCCAACAGCAACGCCCTTCACCCTTCTCGGATGTGTAACGAACCGGGACTAACCGCTCACCTGCGTGAGGACGGAACTCACGCAACTGAGGTTACGAGAACATCTTAGCCAATCCCGACCGGCTTGTCAAGGGGTTAGTTGAGTTCGGGTTCAGCGAGAAATCGCAGGTCCAAGAGTAGGTCTTGTATTTCCATGGCAGTAAACATGTTGCGAGAGGCAGTGAGAGCCAGGAATGACTCAATCTCTTCGATCAACGTCGTCGCGGTTTCTGTCATGCCCACAGCATACAACAGCCCCGTGGTTCTGTCAAGGAGATACAAAAAGAACTCCCCCCCGGCCGAGAGGAGGACGGAAGGGCCGGGAGGGAGGCAGGGGCCACGGACCCTGCTGATCAGTTTGGGGGGTAGGGGCGGTCCAAGAGTGGGATCGCGTTCCAGCATGAAGCGCAAAACTCCTTGGCGTTGTATTTGGAAAGAAAGACTGAGCAGCCGTCGCTTTCGCAAACGCGCTTCTTTCCTCCACCGTATGTTTTTGAGGCTTTGCCATCTGGAACGATGGGGCCTCCAGAGATTGTGTTCGTGGTCATAGCCTCACTTTAGACGATGGGGCGTCCGGTGTCAAGTCGTTCTTGGAAACTTTTGACTTGACAGGGGGTGGTAGGGCGAGTAAGATGGGTGCATGAAGATGATCGAACACAAAGGCACACTCGCTGAGTTTCAGGCAGAGATGGAAGAACTGCGCCGTCGTGCTGCTGGCGAAGGCGAATGGAACGACGAGGCGTGGGCTGCGGTGCCGGAACCGAACTTGACAGATTGAGGCCAGCGTGCTAAAGTTCTTCTAGAACGAAAAGCGAAACCCCCGCTCCGGCGGGGGCCTTCGTCGTTTTGCGCCCAAATCGTGCTGCGCTCGAGGAAGCCCCGTGACATTGGATGAAGAATCCACGAGGTAAGTCCTTTCCACCACCGTAATACTTTGAAAGAACAGAAAAAAGAAGCGCGTGTCCTGTGGGAATCGGGAACTGAATGGCTCGTTTTTTGATCTTTTGAACTTTGGTTTCTGGGTTTTACCTCATGTGCGAACATGTGTTCGATTGATAGTCGAACGTGTGTTCGATTGCGTAACGGGTTTGGAGGTTGACAGAAGTATGGCAGTCGAACAGGTGTTCGATCCCCGCGTAGGTGGGTTGGGTAACGGGCGACCAACGGCGGGGCTTTCGCCAGACTAACGGATGAACTCGGGCATGTCAAGCGTTTATCTCATAACAACTTGACAAGCGATGGGGGGTCGTGTAAGATGGAGTCATGGACACCAAGACATACATAATCAAACTCACCAGAACGGAACTGGACACCATGATGACGGCGCTCCTGATAGCGCACGGAGCCACGGGTGACGAGGGACCGCTCATGAAGCCCTACCACGGACTTGACACGCTTATCGAGAAGGTCCAGAATGTCCGTCCGATGCTCAAGATGAACTAGACATGGCAGGTCGCCGGCCTCCTCAAGCCGTGCGCGACCGCCGGGAGCAGCCAACCGGCTCCCAGCCCACCCCCGAACCGTTCCATCGGGGGTGGGTATTTTCTCGTTATGGCCCGAGTTCCACGACCGCGCCGGCGAGCCCCGCAAGTACTATGGGGATATGCGATTGTCCCTAGCCGATGACCACCTCCTTCTCGACTTCCCCTACGACGCAGCGCAGGTCGCAGAGGTCCGCCGACTCAAGGGGGCGAAGTGGGACAAGGTCGCGCGGGTGTGGCGCGCACCCGTATCCAGCCTCAACGAATGTCGAGATTTTGCAGCCGCCCACGAGTTCACCATCGATCCAGAAGTTCTACTTCTCACTCTCCCAACCCGGAAAAACTCCAGCCGAAGCATTTCTATCCACCCGAACGGATTCATCTACCTCGCATTTGCCTACGACCGCGTAGCCGTCACCTCCGTCAAGCGGATTCCCGGCATTACATGGGATAAGGCCACGCACGCGTGGAAAGCCCCGATCACGAGCGTTGACGAAGTCGTGAGGTGGGGTGAGACCTTCGACGTACCCATAGATGCAGCCGTCCGACAGGAGGCCAGCGCAGTCAGGGGCCAACTGGAGTCAACGATGGCAGCCAGCCGTGCCACGGACGCAGCCATCCACATCCCCGGAATGCTCGGCGAACTGCTCCCGTACCAGCGCGCCGGAGTGGCCTACGCCCTAGCCAGCCAACGCTGTTTCATCGCAGACGAGATGGGCTTAGGTAAGTCGGTTCAGGCAGCAGCCACAATCGAACTCTTGGCGTTGCAGGGGGAGGACGTGTTCCCCGGGGCTGTGGTGTGCCCACCGAACTTGGTCGTGAACTGGCAAGCGGAGTGGTGGAAGTTCTTTCCCAACCGGAATGTCCAAATAGTCACAAACCGAAAAGAGTTTCCGGCTGACTACGACATCGTCGTGGTTGGATACTCCAACATTAGCACATGGGTGCGACAGTTGTCAAGTCACAAATCGTATGTTTTCGACGAATCCCACTACTGCAAAACCCCAACTGCACAGCGAACAAAGATTGCGAAGCGCCTTGCGCGTTCCGCCGGCGCGAAAGCCCCGATAATGCTGCTAACCGGAACGCCAGTCACCAACAGGCCAGCGGAGTACGCAGCCCAACTGGACATACTCGGGCAGATCGACAAGTTCGGGGGCATGTGGGGGTTCTACCGAAGGTACTGCGATGCGTTCAAAGACAAGTGGGGCCAATGGCATCTGGAGGGGCACTCGAATCTTGAAGAACTCAACGATCGCTTGCGCTCAACCTGCTACATCCGGCGTACCAAACCCGAAGTAATGAAGGAGTTGCCACCCATCGTCCACTCGCCCGTGCTCGTTGCGGGCGCACCCTCGGTGATGAAGGAGTACGCCAAGGCAGAAGCCGACATCGTTCAGTACCTCGTTGAGAGAGCCAAGGAGATCGCTCGAGAAATGGGACTTTCTGAGCGCTCCGCTGCAGTGCGCGCAAAGTTCCGGGCCGAAGCGTCGCAGCATCTGGTTCGGATCTCGGTCCTCAGGCGTATCGCAGCCAAGGCGAAGATGGCAGCAGCCAACGAATGGATCACAGCCCACATGGAGGAAGGCCACAAAGTTGTGGTCGCAGCGCACCATCGAGACATTGTTGATGAACTCGCGCGGGAACACGGGGGACTCAAGATCCAGGGAGGCATGAACGTCCATGAGGTGGAGGCAGCGAAGGCCGAGTTCCAGACCGGTGACGCACAGGTCATGGTCCTCAGCATCCAAGCAGCCAAGACCGGCCACACGCTCACGGCAGCACAGGACATACTGTTTGTTGAGCAGCCGTGGACCCCAGCCGACGTGGACCAAACCGTTGCGCGCCTACACCGCATCGGGCAGGAGGGTTCGGTCACAGCCACCTACATGCTGACGGTCGGCACCATCGACCAACAGATCTACGACCTGATCGACTCCAAGAGAAGTGTGGTGAACCAAGCAACTGAGGGCATTACCGACGGGGCTTTCGCCTCGACGAGCGAGTTGGTGATGAATCTCGCCTTCGATTCCTGAGAATACCTGAGAATCTCCAACAAACCCTTGACAGGCGGGCTGGGATCAACTAGATTGGGGGTACGCCAAACGAAAGGAAACCATGACAGACACAACTACCCGCCCGATGATTCCCGTGAAGGGAGCGCTGGTGGCAGCGGTACCCAACGGGAACATGCTGGAGATGTGGTTCCAGTCCCCCGACGGCGATTCGTCTGATTCGCAGACGTTCGCCTTGCGGTGCAAGTCGCCAGAACAGGCGCAAACCATCGCCACACTCCATCGGCGCAAGTGGGGAGTGCCGGACTGGGCAGAGGTTCACTCCGCTTAGGCTCCGGCTCCCGGCCCGATGGGGTGGCCCCCGGCTTCGGTCGGGGGTTTCTTCATGTCTAGGTGCACTTCGCCGG